ATCCGGTATTCAGACGCCGCGTGTACCATGACCATTGTCAATAAAAGTAGCGCCCAAACATTGGTTAGTTCGGTGGGGGGTTTGAACATCATTCTAAGTAGCTATCCAACTGTTGGAGACCTTGCAGCCTACATAAATGATCAGACTGATTTTGCTTGTACGCCGATTGCAGGTCAGGAGGACAAAAGTCCGCTTGAACTGGATGCCGTGGATGCCGTGGATATCTACACGTATCGCTGAGAGCACGTTCCAGGCGATCATCGATACGGTAAATGCTGGCTCTGTTCGGTTAAGTGCTGCTGCTACAAACGGAACCAACGACCGGGTGATTCCTGAGAATCTTGCACTGACTTACCTGACAAGTGGATCAGAGGGCACGTATGTCGCAGGCGACTGGACTGACGCATTAGTGGCACTTGAAGCAGAAAACATTCAGTTTGTTTCGACACCGGATAATGACGTGGACGTGTCAGGTCCACACGCCGCAATCAAGGCTCACTGTGAGGCGATGAGCGCGGTGACGGGTCGGAAGGAACGTCAGTTTCTTGTGGGTGCCCCGTGGAAAACCGATGTGATGGCTACTGAAATCACAAATGCAATCGCTGCAAGCAAAGTGCTCAATAGCAAGACCGGATTGTATGCTTTCAACGGTGGAACACAACGAGATGTGAACGGAGTGATTCAGAACTATGGTGGTTGCTATGCTGCCTGTATGCTTATGGGGGCCAAAGTCGCTCTGGCAATCAACCAGCCGCTTACGTTCAAAGAACTAAACTTCATTGGGCTTGAGTGGAAATTGTCGGATTCAAATCTGGAGAGTCTCTTGAAGGAGGGAGTTGCGGCAATCAATTATGCACCGAATGGAGTGCCAAGACTGGTCCGGCAGTTAAATACCTACCAGACCAATGATCTCAAGTTCAATGAGTTCTCTGTTGTAACCGAGATGTTTTTCGCGTCTCGGGATTTGAGAACATACCTAGAGAACCAGTATATAGGTCAGGCGGGGACGGGGATTACTGACGGTGTTTTAAAAGGTGCGGTAGAAAGCCGGTTGGCGCTCTATACGGACCTGGGGGTATTCATCAAGGACCCGACATCAAATGTGTCATGGTGGAACGTGGTGATTACCATTTCCAGTGATGTAGTTTACATTGACTATGACGCGTACATCACGATGCCGGTGAACTTTGAGTTTATTTCTAACCATTTCCACGAGCTTGTAGTAAGGACTTAAACAAAAATAAATAATGGAGGTTTAACGTGGGTCAGAAACTTTTAGCAGGGGGAGCATGGGTACAAACCCTTCTGAACGGTCAAGCGGTTGGACTAGCGACAGGAGCATCGTATGATGAGGATTGGGCGGTCAATCCCGCAAACGTGCTAAACTATCACGGTCCGGTCGACTATGATTCTCAGGGGTATTCGTGTACTGTGACCCTATCGACGTTTATACCGGAGAGACCCGGCGAAGGTCCATGGCCCGACGGTGGTCAAGTGGCGCTTGCTGAGTTTATTCCAACCAGGAGCCAGGTCCAATCGAACGACGGGAAACCGGGAGAGTTCGATTTGCTCCAATTCCTGAATACTGCCACTGGACAACTCGTTAATCAGTTCCGAAAGGTAATGATTGCAAGTAACGGTGTGCAGGTAACGCCCAACAGTTATGTCACTGCGAATCTGCGGTTAATGTCTGTCGAGCGTACTATATAAGACAAGGGGACTTTTTGGTCCCCTTCGTTTTTAACCAAACGAGAGAAGAGGTAAAAAAATGTCCGAAGAAATAAAGATTGGAAAGAAAGTCCTGTCTGAAGACGATCTAAAGTTTACGGTTCAGTATAATGGGGAGATTTTCACTCTTCGTTATCCGACTCCTTTTGAGAAAGCTAATATAGAGGCTGAAATTGTCAGGAAACTTGGAGGCTTCAACCGTGCGTCATATCCACCTGAGCATCTTGCAGTTGTCGAAGCTACAGCCTACGTGGATCAACTCATCATACCGGAATCTAGCCCAGATTGGTTTAAAAGCGCATGGACTTGCTATGATGAAGGGTGCATCGTAGCTCTTTACCAAGGATACTTGCGCTTTCGCGGCAAATTTCAGCAACGAATTAGAAGCAGCGGACCTGAAGACAATAGCAAAGGCGGTAAGTCTTGATCTGTGGGTGTGTCATCATTTTAAGGTACTCCCGACCGATGAGAGATATAAGAAGTTAACTGAGAATCAGAAATATCTTCTCTATATCGGTTGGTTGGAACTCCCGACATCCGAGCAGATTAAACTATGGTACGCGAAGAAATCAGGTGAGCCGATAATAACCGATGAAGATGCTAACAACTTTAAAAAACTTGGTTATACTTCGGCACAGATAAAAAAGATGAAGGAGCAGCTTGAAAATGCCGGATATAGTCAGTAGAATCCGAGTAGAAGCTCAGGGTGCTGACCAGGCCGCCCGAGAAATACGAAAACTTCGAGACGCGTATAACGAAGTCGCTCAGGCAGGTAGGAACTTATCACCCGCCGGTGTGGGTGCGGACCCATTCGCGCAGGCAACTTCCGCGCCTGGTGGTGGTGTATATGGGGGACAGCGCGCCCCCGCCGACATAGCAGACCGACAGAACAGCGCCCGTGCGTATCGGGACGACGTTCAACAACGTCAAGTAGCGAACTCATCATATAATCAAACGCTTAGAGGGGCACCGGGAGCGATCACCGGAGGTATGGGTGCGCTTGAACAAGCTGCGGGAGGCCAGGGGGCCGGGGCTGCTGCTGGCGGTATGGGACTGCTCAGCATGATCGGGGGCCCTGCTGGTATTGCGCTTGCCGGTGGTGCTGCAATTGCGTATGGCGTTCAAAAGTTCGCTGATAAAGCCTTTGGTCGATTGGAATCTGTGTGGGGATCGGGCATGGCACAGCGTTTGGGTGGAGGATTTCGGACTACTCAAAATCTTATTACCGGTTTCGCCCGTACAGGTGTACCAATGGAGATGGTCCAAGGATATTTCAATGCCGCTAGTCAGGCGGGTATGACAATGGACCCGGCGATGCTCCCAGCCACACAGATGGCAATGGAAGCCATGGCCATGACCGGCGTGGCTCCTGGACAGATGGGTGCTATGATGGGCGCTTTTTCCCGTGCTGGGATCGGGGGTATGGGTGCAAACTACAATCTATACTCTATGATGAAAGGGACATTCGGGCAAGCCAACATGGGGACCTTTGTACAGGAAATCACCCGTGCGACTGAATCCTCAATGCAGCGTGGTATTGATGTAAACCCTCAAGAAGCTATCAGACAAGCTAACCTTATCGGGGCATATTCTCAATATGGTGGATTATCACCGACCGGTGCCGCAGCACTTAGCCAAATGACACTTGAACGGGGACGGAATGCCGCAGCATTGAGCAAACCTGAAGACATAATTGCGTTTCAGATGATGAGAAAAGCCGACCCGACTATGAGTGCATCTGAAACTATGATGGCGATGGAAGAAAAACCGACTGAGGTTAATCGAAAGGTTTATGAATACTTAAAAGGTGCAACAGGTGGAGACCAAGATATATTGAGGTTTCGTATGAAACAGTATCTTGGTCCGGGTGCGACAATGCACCAAGCAAACGCATTAATACAGACGTTCGAAGGTCGATCAAAAATGACCGACGTAGAACGGAATCAATTAGCTTCGGGTCTTGATACTGAGGCTTGGAGAGGGCGGACATTCGATGAAGAAAGAGGCGAGTGGATATCCCAGAGCAAAGAACGTCAGGTATACGCGATACACCAATTGGATGCTTTAAAGGGTATCCAGGAGGGTGCTCTTGACTTAACTACAGCGATAGGTGAGATAGGTAGAATATTCACTGGAGAGGTCCAGTTGAATGCTCTCAGGGTCACTTTCGAAGGGTATCAACCAGACATGGCAAAAAAGATCAGTCAGTCACAGCAGATTGCTGAGGAAGGTACTCGCGCAGACTTGACGGCCTTATACGAAGAGATTGCGGAAGGTGAGCAGACAGCTAGGGAGACTAAGCGGACACTTCGAATGGTAGAGACGCCCTTTGTTTCCAGAGCCGCAGCAACGGGGGCCGAATTACGGAAAGACCCGGCGCTTATGAGCTATATGCAACAGCAATATGAGCGTGCTGGAATAAGCGAACAATTTGCGCCGATTGCCGAAGGTGGGACAGCCGGGCCTTGGTCATTCATGGTAAAGAATATTATTGAAGGTATGATGGGTAAAGCAACCGCTGAGACTTATGAAGAGACCTTAACCGAGACCGGATCAAAAAGAGAAGCCAGACAAGCGCGAAATGATCTTCAAAAGAATCTGGCTGGTCTATATGAATCGTTAATGCACCTTGGCGAACAGGATATGACCAAAGAAGAAGCTCTGATGAAATTAACTGAACTCATTTTGGAACTGCAAACACGTGGAGTCGTATTTACGGACGGAGAGGCGGAGGGCGATTAGGTGGGGGAATATACCCGAAGAATGGATTTAAAGATCACGCTCGATCTATGGGACTGGATTAAAGGATCGAAAACGGATACTCTTGATATCACCAATGATGTACTCAATTATCGGTTCCAGAAATCA